CCGCACCTGCGCCACGCATTTTGATACCAGTTGTCTTAGCCGCTGGTTGTGAGCGGCGATACACGTTGCCTACAGCCATGTTGACTGTTCCGGCATCGCTATGGTCGGGGCCAGAACCGGGGTTGTCAGTAGCTTTAACAACTTTACCAGTCATGGTGTGGGGTGTAGCATAGACCTTGGCATCGCCAACTTCTTTGCCCATCATTTTTTTACTGTATGTAGCCATAGTTAGCCTCGTTTCTGATTGGCAATCTTTGCCAAGTTACGACCCATAGTCTTCATGTCAGAGTTGGTTTTACCCTTACCTTTACCTTTTCCACCCATCATTTCTTTCTGGGAAGGGCCGCTGGTAGGAAAGACTTGAACATCAGTCTTACCCTTTTTAGCAACTCCGTCTGCTGATTTTGTATATGCCATGTTTAAACTCCTTAAGATATCGTTACTGTACCAACAAATGTCGTTGCCACCAAGTAGTTTGGTGTTAATCCTGCATCATTTAAACTAGCCCCGCCAACCGGCTGCCAGCCCCACTGAATGTCTCTTGAGCCACCGGATAGGTTGCCATTAGCGTTTACACCAGAAGTCACATATGTTGTGTCTTTACGTGGATTACGTAAAGCCTGTGGATCATCTACAGGAAATGTACCTAACATCAACTGCGGCTGATCCGGATCCCAGCACTCGGGACACACTAACAACTGATACAAACGCTGCTTAATAATCTCAGTCTTAAGCTTCTTGAGTTGGTACTGCTGTCCACAACGATCACATTCAGCAATCGCTATCTTGCCGGATGCAAATCTATTTCCCATTATGTGTTACCAATAAACATCTGGCGAGGTACAAACCTTACAGCAGCTTTCTCACGGTCTTCACCAGCAGCAATCTCAAAGGTTTCATCGTAAATCTGCTTAAGCATCTGAATGCGAGGCATTAGGTCAGGTGTCTTAATTGCGATGTGATAAGCCAGCCCAGCTACCAAGCACGGTAGGAAGCGGAAGTTCATGTCAGATGTCTCGACACCAGCACCCGCATCCTGCACTCGCCTTAAGCGCCAGTACACAAATTGGTAAGGGGTGCTGTTATCAGGTGTAGGCCACACAGTAACGGCAGGAAGCTGCGGGACGAAGACTGCTGTGCCATCTGCTTGAGAAGCCGCTGTCGTATTGTTCTGACCACGGTACACACCACCTAGGGTATTCCCTGAGATGTAGGTGTAATAGATGTCTTCACTGTTTAAACGGATAAAGCCTGCTCCGGCTAACCCAACCACCGTGTTAAGCGTGATCGTGGTGTCCGTGGAGGTAATGGCTCCATCCAAGACCGCAGTCGTTGGATTAGTTTGCCCAGAAAGACGTTGAATCCAAACTTGGATTGGTCTTGCTTGGCTGAGTTTGTTTGGGATTGTTGCATACGTGGAAACACTAATGCGTGTGATGGTTAGATCAGCTTGCGTAGAGGAAGTGTTAGATCCTGTGCGGATCACATGCTCCAGCAAATCAATGGTGTCTGTCGGTAGAGCGTATGTAGCTAGGCCGGGAGTCAGGTTAATGATCCCCTGCTCCATCGTCCACATGTTGATACCTTTGTTCTGCCACTCAATGGTCATTAGGTTCATTGATCTACGTGCTGTACGCAGATCGTAGCCTGAACGCATCTCCCGCCCAGCCCTCTCCCACGCTTCCTCGGCAATCTCCGTGAAATCCATATTGAAGAGGGTTGAGCCGGTAGTGGTCATCTAAATCCTGCCGTTTTCTTTGCTATCGTTTTAGGTTGGGCTACAAACTGTTTGCCCGCCGCCTTGCCTGCACGTTTGGCTTTGGTTGTAGCTGCGTACTCAGATGATGACAAAGACTTGATAGCCGCTTCGGGCAAATACCGCTCCCCCGTCTTACTCGACGGCTTTCCAGACTTGGTGCGCCATTTCTGGTCGCCCCAATCTTTAAGCGATTTTTGAGGAGCTTTCAATCTCTATACCCTCCACCAGCTTCTTTGTACTTTTTAGCAACAAGTTGTGCTTTACGGGCTGACCATTGGCCTGCATCTGTTCCGTGGGTAGAGGCGGCTTTTACCTGAGACACAATCCGCTTGCGCAGATCTGGCTTAGTGTAATTACCAGCAGCATTTACTTTCCCGCCTTCAGCATACTGCGTGAAGTCAGTGTCATCCCGGCGAGCTTTACGCTTGCCTTTGGGCATTTTGCTGGACATTATTTTGCCCATCCCACGGCTTGCCATCATCTCAGCACTTTCCGCCGTAGTTCATTTTGACCATAGTGCCCTTGGTCTTGCCTTTAGTGGCACAACCATCCGCACGACGGGAAGCTGAACCCACAGAGCCACCACTCTTCATGCCCATAGCAGAACGAATGCGATCACTAACAGAACGTGTATCGGTTGGGCCGCTACCCGCTCTAGCACGTTCACGGCTCATCTTTGCACGTTCAGCCAAAGACATTTTGGTCTCATCAGTTTCTGCCGCAGCTTTACGCGCTTCTGATTTAGGAGCAGCTTTTGGAGCAGCCTTACGCGCAGGCTTGGGAGTGGCCCGTACTGTTTCAGAAGTGCCGGGAGCGCCACGCCTCATGGAATCCGCAATATCCATTGCTTCATCAGAAGCATTGGCTGCTTGCATTGCATCTACTTCACCGCCATCGTCATAACGTCTTTTCATGTTAACTCCTTAGCAGGCTCTGCCGCCTTTTTTCATTGCAATCATTGTGCCTTTGGTTTTACCCTTAGACGCAACACCATCTGTTGTTTTACCAACTTTTACTGCACCCATTTTAGATGCAGCCATGCCGCCACTCTTCATGCCATGCGCTTTAGAAGCAGGGGCCGCAGCATGAGCTTTTAAAGAAGTAGCAATGCCACCTTTTTTCATGCCGTACTCAGCTTTTTCATGCTTAATCATGGATGCGGGCGCACCCTTTTTCTTCATAAAAGAAATTTCTTTTTTTGCCATTGCTTTAGATTCAGCCATATCGCCACCTTTAGAAAATTTACGGCCTTTATCAGCCTGATTAAAGTCCTTACCCACAGATTGTGGGACTCCCGCTTTCTTGGCAAACGCAGGATTATGCGCTACTGCCGCCATGAAATTCCGTTGTTTTGCGCTTGTGCTTGGCATTACAGATACCTACCTTTTGTCCTGCCTCGCTGCGCAATACCATCACCACGACGTGAGGCAGTGCTTGCTTTAGATTTTGGCGCAGATTTAACCTTGCCACCACGTTTAAACGCATTTATATCGTCATCTGCGTAGGTGTTAAGAGCTAATTTGTCATAACCGCCATTTGACGATGAGAAACTGCGATCTTCTACAGGGATTTCTCCCCTGTCTTGGAAGTAATCTCTAGCAGTGTCTTTAGCAAGACCAGCTACAAATCCTTTAGGATCTGCTACAGCAGAAACTGTATCTTTTGGTAAATTTAAAGCCTCTTCAAGTTTGTTTGCTAAATAACTTTTAGCAGAGCTAACTGGAGTAAGGAACGGCTCAACATCTTTTGGGATTTGATAATCCAAAGCTTTTGCTCCGGCTTTAACGCCTCTACCAAGAAGATCAAGTGCAGCAAGTCCAGCCATGATTACTCACCCCTTTTGAATAAGTTGGTCAATTTTTGCTTCAAGCTTGTTAAAGCGTTGGTCAATGTGGTTCGTAATGCGATCCACTTCTGCTTGAGTAACGTTATCACGAGCAACCTCCTCACGGGTTTTGTTCAACAGGATCGTGACACGAGCCAGTTCCCTGAACTTTTCATTCATCATGTAGCCAAGCAAGCCAATCACCAAAGACAGGATTGCTGACCATGCTGTGTTTAGATCTAACAATTCCATGCCCTCAAAGCTTTATTGATGCGTGAATCCGGATCGTTTGCTGTTTTTGCACTCGTTAGCTTCTTTTTCATGCCGCCCATCCTCGCACAGAAAGAGTCGCGCCGGGAGCCGCCTTCGGGCTGGGGAGCCTTCAAGTTCATACCTTGCGCTTTCGCGGAGGCTCGTCCCTTGGCGTTTAAACCGCCCTTCTCGGACTTGCCTTCTTTCCTCTGCCATGCTGGTGACTTAGCCATAGAACACCACTGCGGTCAGGCCCGCTCCGGTAGTGATTACTAGACTTGTTTCACACAATACGCCTTCGCCCGGAATCCAGATGTCATCCGAGGCTTGACCTGCGACAGTGAAAGTAAACAAAGTGGTAGCGCCATCTTTAACGGCAATAGTAGAAGCGCCAGAAGAGCTATACCAAATACCCTTAAAACGTGCGCGTCCCGCATATACGGTAGTGGTTGCGCCAGCAGCGCAATCCTTACCTATTACGTCTGTTTGCATCATAATCAATCTCCTTTAAAAAAGGGGCCGAAGCCCCTTGGGTTGATTAGGAGTTAGCGAATGGCGTGGCAACAGTGCCTGTGCCCAACACCATGCCAGTGACCATGTACTTGTTAGCGGCAATGGCAACGATTTGAACCCATGAACCTGCAACACCACCAGTGGTAGTACCGTTCAAGTTAATGAAGTCATTAGCAGCGGCGGCGTTAAAGCCAACCAATGCCGCGCCATCAGTATCAGCGTCGTTCATCACAATTGTGCCAACGTACTTATCAGTGCCGTTAGTGCCAATCTTCAATGAGCTAGTGGCAATTGTTGTAGGAACCCAGATTGTGTAAACCACGCCTTCATTGTTGGCTGTGCTTGGGTCTTGACCGGGGCCAGATGTAACTGAGTTTGCTGATGTGTTGATTGCTGGCAATGTCAAAGTTAGTGCAGCAGCCAATGTGCCACCAACAGAAATAATGCGACCGCCATGAGCTTCGGGGCTTAGTGTGGTGCTTGCTGTGATTTCAACAATAGTTGCTGGGCCTTGTTGATAAATGCCGCCCAATGAACGAACTGGGCCTTGAAACGTGGTACGTGCCATGATGTATTCCTTACATGCAAGTTGTGGTGTTCTGTCTGCATGTCGTCAGCCGGGACTGTCAGAACACCGGATAAGCCCGGATTAATATGTTTATACCACTACGTTTAAACCAATGCAACAAAAAAGGGAGCCGAAGCTCCCCTTTTTTTTGATGCCTATTAAGCGCCGGGTGAACCGAACACGCCCAAAGGATCTGACACGCCGAAGCTGTAACGCTCACGAGCTTTGTAACGAACGTTACCTGTGTCAAAGTCACCGTCCATGCCTGTAGACATGGGGGTACGCACGAAGTGCTTCAAGCCGTTAGGCACATCTGTACACAGGAACCAAGCATTGGTGTCTGTTAGATAGTGATTAACGGTGTAGCCTTCAGGGATTGAGCCGTTGTTCTTCAATGCGTTGATGTCATTGTCGGCTGTAGAAACACGGAGTTCGGTTTCCAACAAACGAGTAGCAACGAACATCAAAGAAGGAGGAACAATCAACTTACGTGGCTTTGCAGCGATTAGCAAGCTACGCTCATCTGTCCAAGCAGCGATCTGAATAACAGCGTTTTCCAACGATGTTTCATTCAAGTCAGCAGCGGTAGATGGTGTATTGCTGTTAACGCCACCGGAGACCAAAGGATGTGATGTCGAGAACAAAACTTGACCGTCACCATAGGTGGGGCCACCGGCAAAGCCGTTGTTCAAGATTGCAGCAGCCTTGACCTGCTTGGTGTAAGCCATACCACGGGCCAAAGCCTTGGTGTAGCGTGAAGACAAAGAGTCATACAAGTTATCTTCCACAGCTTCCTCTGTGATGGAAAAGCCCATCGCAATGGTTTCGTGGGTGTAACGTGCAGTCCATGCTTCTTGTGCATTGTCATAAGCGATGGCAGAACCCTCGTTTTTGACTGGTGCTTGTCCAAAGCCGGACAGTTTTGTCTCTTCTTCAAAAGAACGCTCAGAGGTTTCAGTTTCATAAATTTCTTTATGCTCTTCACCATATTTTGCGTACTCCAAACCA